GCGAGTAACATGCAAAATAATAGCGAACTTAGTGCTATCCATATCATCACCTAGAAATGATCGATTAGCCCAGGGACACTATAAGTCGGCATTGGCCTTGCACATTTCAGATCAAAATATGCATCCAAAATAATATCTGGTTCTGTCGGTGTTGCCACAACCCGATCAATAGGTGGGTTTTCTTCAATGAACGATGCATTTAACGCTGGCAACGACGCAAAATCTTGTGCAACATGCCAGTTATCTAAACTTTGTGCATAATTACTTCTAAATTGGCCTGTAATCATACTTGGCTTGTACCTGTATTCTGCAAATCGCTCCTGATATCCAAATACCAAATCATCATCTGCTGTACCTTGCGCATAAATTTCTTTGTTGAGAACTGCCTGTTCTCCAATATGCGCCAACGCTGGCCAGTAATAATCCCAGCGATCTTGTCTGCTAAACATTCTGTTTAGACCTTGCTGATATGTTAAATCAGCATAAACATTCACCAAACCAATTATCACACGATGTTCTGTAAAATACTTACTAAACCCGTGACCACCGAAACCTGTCGTTCCGAATGCCGACATGTTGCCCTGGGGCGTCGTCGTATCGGTTGAACTTGTTTGTGCAATCGGATGAATATTAATTCTATCCCTGCCGCCACCCAGATATTCTGGGCGCTGTAACCGCGCATCTGGTGACGTTACACCGAAGTGGCTTTGAATAATTTCTGTATACCGAGTACCACCGCGTGCATCACGCTCATACAAACGCTGAATTTGAAACGCTTCGCGCAACTCGTTAATTGTTGCAGCTGTAGCTGAAGACAAATCAGCTTCTAAACCGCTTTCATAACTTACAAGGGTTGTTATACCACGGGCAGGGGACCCAACTAAATTACCAGAACTTGCAACATGCTGAACATTAGTTGCCAAACCGTTGACATCTATAACCAAATTACCATCTGCTTGAATAGGTGCTGTAGCACCCAACGGCAGATTTACCGCATCTCCTTTTTGCGGCCAGGGCAAACAACTTGTAAAATAATCATGCCGTTTTCCTCTTTTTACCAGTACATAATCGCTTGCTGTATCCGGGCCATCATCGCGGTCTACAACGAGACTATCCTGTAAATTTTCATCCCGGAACCATTCGTTATAAATAAGATTATAGGCACGTCCGGCTAAATTATTAAATGTCAAATTTACGTCTGTTGGGATTCCAAAATAATCCCACAACGAGCCATTTGCAGCTGTTGTTGTTACTGTTGGGATTAAATAATCTGTACTGTCGCCTGGGTCAGTTTGTTCACCACAAAACTTTTCCCAATTATCCCACACCAACCGGTGTGGTACTGCGAAAAAAAACGTTTCAATATGGATATTATCCATAATTGGATTAATAGGTGTTGCCAATCGACCAAACGCGGTTGTGTTTAACGTAAAAGTATCACCTGGCAACGCTTCGTCGACAAAAATGGGAACAAGGTAACCCGCATCAAAGGTCGTTTTTAGGTCGTGACTACGATTGAATACACTTCTTTGAATGTCAGCTTTTGGAACTCTGCTGAATTCATGTTTCATTTGCGATGGTAGATTACCTTGTGGCCCAAACATTTTTATTCTCCAATTAATGTTTTTATTTCGATAATATCCGCTTTGCTGTCTTGATTTAATGTACCTGTCTCTTCATCGTACATACCAAGACGAGTAAGCGTGAAATCTTGCGGATGCTTTGCAAAAGGATGATCACCTTTTGCAGCATCTTGAATCGCCCTCACAGCTGTTCCATCTGTTGTTTCCAGGAACGGTTGCAAATACAATTTTGCTACATTGTCAAAAACTGCAAACATGGGTTTCTTCATTTTCTTACCTCCTACTACATGTTGTAGGAGATTTTGTGCATAATATAAACTACGCGTCAACAATTTTTTTATGGGTTGTTTTCTTTGTTTTTTCTTGATTCGATCACAATTCACGAATCAATATCTTGAGCCTATTTTCCTTAACAGCCTCTTTTACCCATAATCGATCCATATTTTCATCATATTGATCAATAACTTCTGGCAATTCCTC